GTTCGTCTTCAGTATACCAGTCCTTAGCATCTAGTGCCTCGTTCAGCTGGTCATGCACGCGGTGCTTAGTACCAGTACGTTGGGCTGATAGCCTTTGTTCTAATTGCCGGCTACCCGGCCCTGGATGCTTGATAGCTTCTTGGGCTTGTCTAGCTAGCTGGGGCGATACGTTTGCAAGCACCGACGGAATATCTGACGTAGGCTTCCCAGTAAACGGCAGTGTGCTTGGCCGATCAGCCCTAAACGCTTGTTCTGCTTGTGTAGGGGACATGTCGTCGCGCTTCAAAGCGCCAAGCATCTTTTCAGAAGCTCTTGTTTGAACAAGTTCGTCTGAAGGGCGCAGCTTGTCCCGGAGCCACTTAGTAGCTACGCTGCTGCCACGAACTGCGGCCGGTAATAGTACACCCAGACCACCGCCAAGGATTGCGCCAGCTTTTGCACCCTCAAGGCGTGTAGCTTCATCAGCAGATCCTGCGCCGGAAACAGCACCAGATACTGCGCCAAGTGCACCCATACGGGCTAGACCTTGCATAGTTGTACGACCAAGCTGCGCAGCACCAGCACCTTGTGCACCTGGGATAAACATAGCACCAATTCCGGGGAGCATACCCCCGGCAAATTCGCTGATGCCAGAAACCCAGGGATTATCTGCTGAGTACTGACCTTGCTCTTGCCGGATCTTAGCAAGTGCCGGTTCGTAGGCTTCAGCGCCTAACTTAGACCGAAGCCAGGCTTCGCCCTCGTCACCCCAGCCCATAGCCAGACCTTGGCCAAGTGCTGCGCGTGTAATACCTTTAAGGTTGTCTACCATTATTCCGCTCCTTCTACACTTACAGGCTCCGGGCTCTTTGTGCGGTTCTTGCGATTACGGACGTCTTCAATACGCGCTTTATGCTGATCAATCTCAGCCTTGGATTGCTCGTACAAAGCTTGGATCTGCGCAGCACGTGATGCAGGGCTTGTTCCAAGTAGACCTGTTAGCTTTTGAGCTAACCGTGCGTCCGCATCAGACATAGGCTTTAGGCGGGAAGCATAATCAAGTGACGCTTGCGTAAGGAGCTGCGTAAGTTGCTCTTCTGCTTTAAGCTGCTCACTTGGGTAGCCTACAGCGCCCAGTACCGCACCTGTGACCTTAGACACGCCGGACCCAGACATTGCCTTCTTATTAAGCTGATATGCTTTTTCAAGGTTACTAGCAAGCATAGCCTTAGCATCTTGGGCTGTCTGCTCTGTGGCCACCATCTTGCCCTCTGCTGGGGTCAGCATTCCCGCTTCAGTAACTTTTCGGTTTTCAGCGCTTTGTCGTACATTTGCGCCTTGCTGTGCTACGCTAATCATGGCTTCTTTGAAGAGCTTGCCGCTTTCTACTTTATCAGTTACGTAGGCATCAACAAAGCTAGCATACTCAGGAGTACCTGGGCGGAGGCCTTTATCCATTGCAATTTTGCCTGCTTCAGATTGCGGCTTACCCGCAGCAATCTGGACTTTCATTAGTTCCATAGCCATTGTGCGCTGCTCTTCAAGCTCCTTAGCTGTAAGCTGCCGCAAAGTTGCCACGTCAGTCTTTGCAGCATCCATCCGAGCTTGCTGGCTAGCCATTCCCAGTTGAAGTCTACGGGCTGCATCTGCAGAGTTACTAGCCCGAACATCTTTTTGGTGCTCAGCCATTGCCCCACTAGCATTTGCTAAGCTTTCACCAAAAGACCCTGTTTTGGTGGGGGCACCAAAGGCAGCGGCAAGCTTGAAGTACATTTCAGCTCGACTTGGGCCTTCATTTTTCTGCTCCGTAGCTTGTGCGATAAGCCGGTTAAACGCGTCTGTTTCATGACTAGCAACTTGGCGTGCTTCGCGTAGCTCTGTACCATACACAGACTCCTGTGGAGGTACTGCTCGGGCGTACTTGGCAGTTAGCTGCAAAAGATTTGCAGCTTCAGACGGGGCGGGAGACTGCGAGCGGTCAAACCTGGCGATCCCGCGCTGCAAAGCCCCAGGATCTTCCTGCTGTAAATACGCAAGCTGCTCTGGGGTAACTTTTGATAAGTCTAGGCCCCTGTCACCTTCAATGACGCCGCCGTCTTTATACTTGCGGTGCATAGCGACTAACCCGCCTGTTTTGTATGCTCCGTCGTTACCATCTGCGTCATGGCTACTGTCAGCAGCGCCGGGGCCTTCGTTTGCAGTTAACCCACCGAAATCTCCGGCACTGTCAGTGTCAAAGCCACTCATTGGGTCGCCTGCAGCTGTGCGGTCTGCAGCAACAGATTGATCTGCCGCATCAAGTGCTGCCTGCATCCCAAATCCAGCCATTGCATCAGCTTCGTCAGTTAACCCTGCTGCGCGTTCACCCATAATCGTGCCTGGTGACGCGTCCGGTATATTTTCGGTTAGTCCAGCCACTGAAAATTTGCCGAGCGCTCCAAGCGGAGATACTAGCCCTAATGTTGTGTAACCCATTGGGTTGTCTTTTACAGACTGTACAGCTTGATCAAAGCTCCACCCGTAAGTAGTTGGTGCACCATAAAGATCTTTACTAGTAAGTCCAGGTGTAGTTTGGGAAGGCTGCGAAGAACTTCCGCCGTTACCTTGACCAAGTTCTGGGAGCACAGTTGGGGGTACAATAACGGGGGTTACTGGTGCTACGCTAGCCGGCTTTTCAGCTTCAGGAGCGTAGGTATATGTAGGTGCCCCAAGTAGCTCACCTTGATAGTCCGGCCCATACATGTTCCATGCGGCTTGTCGGCGTTTGTACTCGCGTAACCATGCATCGTACTCCGCACGGTCAACGTTGTACTTGTCTAGCAAAGACTGGTAATCGGTTGCGCTGGTGTCTGTAGGCTCGGCAATACCCGCGTATGGCAGAATAGGAGTGCTTACTCCGTAGCGCCTAAGCAGTGCTTCGTAATCATTCATGCTAGTATACTCCGTATTTGGAAGCCATTGAACCAACGTACCCACCTGAGGCGTACTTCTTTGCCATTGAGATTAAGCCCCCGCGGGCGTGATCATTACTACTGTCACCAAAGCCCATACTTGCCAGTGTTTGCTGTGGCGCAGGTTGCGTAACTGCAGCTGCGGCCGGCACCGGGCTAGCAACCGCAGGGGCTGCTTGCACTTGGGCTAAAGGGCTAGCGGGTTGTACTGCAGTATCATAGGACTGATACGCTGGGGTGTACCCTTGCACGGAAGCAGCTTGTCTACTTTTCTCGGTAGCTATTGCTTGCTGGGCAGTGTCGATAAGACGCTGATCAGCAAACGGATCAGTAATACCTTGCTGGGTCCAGGTATCACCTATACGCTGTCCAGTAAGACCTTCCTGGTTCTGCTGCCATTCTAGGAACTGACGTATTTCCTCAGGGCTAGCGTAGCTCAAGCCTGGAACTTCTGAGTTATTTGCTTGCGCTGCGCTAATCAGCCAGTTTTCGGCACTGCGTCCAGTGGCCGCAGTTGGGGAACCCGCGTAGCTTAGCGCGTCGTTGAAAAATGCAGAGTCTAGATTATGATCTTGCATGTAGCTAAGCACAGCTGCCTGGTCCCCACTTGTTACCAAGTTTTGCAGGTTTGTTAGGTTATTCCGACGTAGCTGCTCTTCTGCCGTAATTGGCTCTTGCGTAATGTAGTTGCCATTTGTGTCTACGCGCCCGCCGCCAATCACAGAACCGGTATACCCCGCGGCGTAGCCCTGAGATCCATCTGCAAATGTAGTTAGCCCTGCAGAAGCGGGAGTACTTACAGGCGTAACTGTGCTTGGTACAGTGCTGGGTTGTTGGTACGTGTTATCTGTAGGGGTACTGTTGATTGGGGCTTGCGGCATGTACGACGCATACTGCGTGGGGTAATCAGGCAGGACCATATTTTGCAGACGTTGGTTTTGTGAGTATAACCACTTATCATATGGTGTGTTTCCAGAAAACGTGCCTGTACCGTAATTAGCCGGCGTTTGTGATTCCCAAGGTGAGGCAACCTGCGGCAACACGGTAGGCGGGGCTGCAAATTGTGTTAGAGGCGAGAGCATAGCTGACATGGTAGACCCTTACTTTAGTGTTTGGTACAGTCCTGCGCTTGCAGCTAGCCCAGATGCAAGTTGCGACAACGGTGACGCGCCCACCTGCGTAGTATACCCGGACTGCGTTGTGGTTTGCGGCGTAATCGGGGCCATGCCGCGTACTTGCGTAGATAGCCAATCAAGTTGCTGACGGGGGTACGCCTGCTCCGCGTCCCACTGAGATTTGGCAGAGTTGAGCAAATTCTGCTGGTAATTTTGGTTTGCCAACCCGGCAGCCTCAAGTGACGCCACATCTGCAGCACCCATTGCTTGCCCTTGCTGCGCCATGTTTGCAAGCTGCCCAAGTGCGGACTGCTGCCGTGCAATGTCTGCCTGTGAAAGTGTGCCAGCTTGCTGACCAAGTGTCATTAGTGCATTTTGTTGGGTGGAAGCTAACTGCCCTGCAGTGCTACCTAAGGACGCTTGTCTAGAAAGGTCCGTCTGCGATGCGCCTAGGGCTTGCCCATAGCCGGACTGCAGAGCTTGCGCTTGCTGGTTCAAAATAGAATCTTGTGTGTCGCGTACTGCCCGCGAACCGAATTCACCCATGCGGTTGCTACCAAACTGACCTGCTTTGACAAAGGAATCAGATACACCGGGGAGCAAATTCTCGCTCAGGTTTCTAGCCCCTAAACGTGCAATTTCGTCCGTCACATTGCGGGTGTACGGATTCATGTAGTCTTGGATATTACTCACAGAGCTCTGCCCTGCAGCATTCAAGTAAGGTTGCGCGGTCTGCAATCCGCTCATCTGACTGGCAGCTTGCGCGTAGGGCTGGGCGGCTGAGTACCCACCTGGACCACTTGCAATCCCCAAAGTACCTTCCTGTGCAGCTTGCAAAGATGGTGCCCATAGGCCTTGATTAGCTTGAACCTGCCCGTATGCTTGCTGCTGCAGCGGGTCAAGCGAAGCTACCAGTGGATTGTTGTACGCCTGGTACGGTGTTTGGGCTACGTTTGTCGCCTGCTGGATTTGGTTATAGATTGCATCTTGCATCCACGTTGGTGTTTCCGTTGAGGATGTGGAGTACGAAGGGGCCTGAACAGCCGTTCCAGTTGTAAGTGACATTTTAAGCTACCTCTTTCAAGTAAGTGAGGGGTGATTTGGCATTGGGGCTTATCTTCCCCTTGGACAGCACTTTTCCTTTATGCGCTCGGATAGCTCCTCGCATTTGGTCTAGGCGTTTTGCGCCTTCAGCAGTTGAGCCATCACCCAGCAGGGCAACAGACTCTGCGTCCATGACGTACTCCCCGTCTGAGAGCTTTGCATGAATCGTATCATCACGGCCTGAACCTGCGCCTTGCATCAGCATACTTAAGCCGCCACGCGCCAGTTTTTGTGCGGGAGGTACGTACGCTTGACCTGCAGTTAGCTTGTCCCAATTTCGGGCCATATACTGCCCCAGGCCCATGCCAGCTTGCGCAGCATCTGCTTGCATCTTTGTCCAGTCCCAATTCTGGGAAGGTAAATTGAAATACTTTTGCTGTGCAGGTGTCATCTGTGTAACCGCCTGCTGAACCTGCGCTGGTGTGCTTGCAGCGCCTAGAAGAGAAAGCAATGCAGGAGCAGCAGAAATCATCTGCTTGCTAGTTAACCCTGCAAAGTCAAACCCAGCTTTTGGGACCGCTGGGACTGGAGTAACTGTTTGTGTGGCGCGGAGACCTGTTCCGCTACCCATATCTGTTGTGTCATCTACAACCGATGCGCTAGGCAGCTTTAAGCCTGTACCGCCGCCCATGTCTTCAAGACTGCTGGCAGTTGGTACCCGCAGGCCTGTGCCAGTGCTATCTGCGCTAGTTGGGGTGCTCAGGTCATATCGCCCCGCTGCAACCACCTTGTCGCTAGGACGCAAATACGCGCTCGACAACTGTGCAAGTGCGCCACCAACAAGCGCAGATTGTGGGGATGCACCCGATGTCAAGAGATTACCTGCAGTTTGTCCTGCAGCAGCAAACTGGGTGCCTTGAGACATCTGCCCGATACCTGATCCGATCAAACCGCTCAACGCGCCTTTACCAAACCCTTGTCCGCCCATAGCACCTGCTGCACCACCAATCAGTGTTCCACCAAGCAGGTTGCTCACACCGGAGCCTAGCCCTGTTGCATCGCCAATAGCTTTCCCGGCCATGCCGCCTAGACCGCCTTGCAATGCGCCAGCTAAGGCGCCCTGTTTCCAGTCACCCCCACCTAGGGCAGAACCGGCTGCGCCGTAAACTGCCTGCTTGCCAATTTCACCGACTGTACCAGATAACGCGGACCCAAGACTTGGTACAAAGAAGTCCAGCACTGTGGGGACGATGGCTGAAAGCACAGAGCCTAGCCCACCGCTCTTAAACTCACGAAGACCCGTTGTAGGGTTAACCGTACCCGAGCCGCCCATGCGACGCAGTACTTCAGCCTCCATTGGGTTGATATGCGCAAGTTCAGTGTCACCCCCACGACCATACTGGGCTAGTCCTCCTGTTGCAAACGCACCTTGTTGCATCCGATCTTGCATAGCATAAAGCGCAACAAGCAACGAGATAATGAACACCTTGTTGAATGTTGTTGGTACATCACGCTCAGTTGCGAACCCCTTTGAGATTGCCGCCGCGCGGACTTCGGCGTAGCGGTCCGGGTTAGCTAGTACAAACTCAAGGGTTTTTACTAGCTCCTGAAGCATTTCAGGAGTCACCTTCATCTGAGTAAGGCGCTGCTCAAGAATAGCCACCCCTTGCTGGAACTTAGGATTGTTGGCTGCAATAGCCATAAGTTGTTGCCGATTCATACTGCTCCTCTGTACCACGGGTGGGTCTCAAATTCTTCACGCAAAAAACCATAAATACACAGGTCTTTACCATTCAGCGCTTTCCGCATAAGCCCTTCAAGCTTGAAACCTAGATGCTCATCAAACCGACGGGCTTCTAAGTTATCTGCAGGAACTAAGCCTGTCACTCTATCTGCATTATGCCGTGTAAATGCATAATGGAACACACTGTTAAACATTTCAATGATAGCCTTCGGGCGCGCCCACTGACCACCTGGTGCTGCAGCTACATGCATGTCAATGTTGCCTTTGACAAAATTAGACAACACAACAGTGAGCACAAAGCTATCATTAAAATCAACGGCTGAAAGAACCCGGCAAAACCCGACATCTTCCGTAAGGCCAAGTCTGGACTTCGCCCATTTTAGCGCTTCGTCTTCGCGGTTAAACCCAATGACTTTCATGATAGCGCCCCACAAACACGCTCAGCCCAGTCAACCCAATTGTCAAAATGATATGGGTTTGGGATATTACGCCCAATGTCTATGCTGGCAATCAAACGTGCGCCCCACTCTTTCCAGTCATCATTACGCAGCACCTCTACTGAACCATACCGATCTAGGTCCATACCAACTTGGGCCGTCCAGTCGGGTAGCGTAAGGTTTGTTGGGAAGGTAATCATCCGAGCACCGTATGGTCACCAGATTCAAGATGCGCAATAATCTGCCCCATCTGGTAGTCACCCCCAATTGAGTTGGACGTAAACTTCACCCGAAGTTCTCTACGCTGTTCTTTGAGCATAACAATTTGCTCGTATGTCTCGGTAGCAGTTTCGGGTACAACAAAGGTTTTGCTTATAACTTCAGGCGACCGAGCGTTAGCTCTACCTGTCACTTGCACCTCTAGCGGACCTGCTTGTACAAAGTCTGGTTCAATTGCGGTCAGGCGTAACTTGGCGTTCATACCTTTAGTTGCAATGCTAGAGATATCACATGTCTCAAAATGAGACTCTACAGTTAAGATGCTAGCGCTCTCAATTCTGTCGACACCTTGCTCATGCAACCACACCTTGCTATCTCCGCCTACCATCAATGGAATAGCATAGGCGTTACAAAAGGACGCGGCTGTACGGAACCCGCTAGGCAACTCCGTATCGTACCAAGTATTTTCGCGCACGTTGTAGATAATAGCGTGTGAGCACTCCGCAGCATTATCACGTGGGTAGCACCACCAAATTTCTCCGTAGCGCGGAACTTTGAATGCAAACACCTGTGTGCGCTGCTTGAGGTTTAGGTGGTCAAAGAACCAGTTTAGGTTCATTGCATTAGGTACTTCGCGCACCACACCATTGAACATCAGAAAGCGGTCAATACCAGCCCAGTAGAACACACCGTCGTAGTCCACAACACAATCCGCAGACAAAATAGACGTGTCTGTGGCAAGCGTATCAAATTGAAATACAGCAGACCCACCAACAAACGAAGCCCTAATTATTGCATCATACGCCCAGAAGATCCCAGCTGGCGCAGAACCGGCACCTGCACGAAGCGGTAAACCCTTAATGATTTTCTGTCCCCATGGGCGCGCAATACCAGAACCAGATCCTGTCAAGTCGGTAATATCACCGGCAACTGACCAGCCTACAATACCACCAGACCCGTAGTAAAACAAATACGGATGTAGCATAACTACACCGCCAGTGGCGTTGGTGTCAGGTGGGAGCGTAATCTCTGTCAGAGCTACAGTATCATCCACATCGCCTGAAAATATCTGCCCACCAACTGCGTTATTGAAGTTACTACCGTTAGGAGCTACCTGCGCTATAATTTGAGTTGCACCAACTGAAGCATCAAATGCATGGTCAAACATCCAATGGTTGTAGGCACTTGCGGTGAGTGTTGTTGGGGTACGGTCGATAGTCGGGGAGCTTAACTTGTCATCGTCAAGCGTAAACCGCTCAAGTGTTGTCTCACCGCCTGAGTGACAAAACACAAGGTTATTTTGGGGGTAGTTTGTAAGTCCTCTAGACATCTCGCCAAGAGGGATCGACAGTGACTTGTACCCGCCCATCTTACGGGGTAGCCCACGCTGAAACCGTACCCACTGGCCGTCGGTGTAAAAGTCGCCATCAAACTTAGTGCCATCCCGTTTGATACCGGGGTTTGACTTTAAGATGATCGTTTGTGCAGGCATTAGAATGTGCCCCCGTCTATCACAAAATCAGCCCCCAGTGCGAACCACGCCGCTGCAGGGTTCACAGCAGTAAATACGGCATCACCAATAGACGTGGCTCCCAAGTTTACACGGGCTCCCGCGGAAGAGGTTGCAGCGGTACCACCATTTGCAATAGACACTGGGATTGCTAACGGGGAGGTGTTTGCAAATATAAAATCTGACCCATCGCTGTACCCAATAACTGTTTCGTTCTGCTCAACAACTTTACCAGCACTTGCCAGGAGCTTAACCGTAACGGTATAAGCTCCTGAAGTTTGGTTATTTATCCAGTATTGCTGCACAGTTCCAGGTATAATGATATTGCGGTTGCCCGTCAAAGTCCCGGTAAACTTGTATGCAATTCTATTGAGCTCTGCGCCAGACAACGTGTAGTTACCCGTTCCAGAAATATCAATAGACGTAAAATCAAATGCAAATTCAGAAGACCTACCGTAGCCCAAGCTGTAATAGTTTACACCGTCGGTAACTACAATTGATGACTCACCAGGTTGATATGTTTTTGATGAAGCCCCATCAACTAGTGAGGTAGTAACGGGGTCTAGCACAAGTGTACCAGACCCCGCATTGCGAACCATCAGGAACCAATTGTTGCTAACCGTTGCAGGATCTGGTAATGCGAGTGTGCCTGAACCCCCTGTCCACAGATACATCTTTGCGCGGTCAGTTAACCCTGATGTATAGTCTGAATTGATATTGGTGATCGGGATGGATTGCGATAAGAGCGTTCCAACCGCCACAATTCCAGTTCCAGCCAGGTCCGCGGCATTTGCGGACGACACACCGGCACCATACTGAAAAGTCTTCCAGCTGCCGTCTTCAGTGCTGTTGTCTGCTAGGTACACTTGCCATGCTTCACCAGCTGCTACGGATACAACCGCCACACCTAGCGCATCAACAACCGCATATGTGTTTGCACTAGTATTGTTGAAAAGTATAGTCTCACCAGGCCCAGCGCCCATAGCATTAGGCAGAGTCAAAGTAAGCCCAGTAGAGCTTGCAGCTACATCCATGATCCTTGCCGCGAAGTTGCCTGTGGCAGCAGTTTCTTCGGGCCAATTCAATGTAGTATCAGCTGTAAGCGTAACTGCGCGGTATGTCACATCGCTGGGGTATATGTTAGCGCCCCCAAAAACGTCAGCGTAGATAGTCATACATCATTCCTTATTGCAGAGCGGTCAAGAATCTTGGCGATGTCTTCGCCATTCAACGACTGTGCCGCACGATCATACATAGCTTGCCAAACTGGCACGCGCTCGTCGTTCTTGAGGAACGGTGTGGCTTCAAGTAGCGCAGCATAAAGCAAAATGTTGGGGGCATACGCTGTGAGCCAATTGGTTTGGTTCTCGTCGTCTAGCGGCCGCACAAGCTCGTAGTACGAGATTTCCAAGGTGTCTGCTGCGCTTGGGGTAGGTACAAACAACCAATGATTATAGTCGTATTCGGCATAGAACTTCGGCGTACCCGTTTGGGCTTCGTCTGGCCAATACGACCTGCAGTACTCATACGAGCGGCCAAAGATTGGGGTGCCATTAATTGTCATAGACACTGTATCACGCCAACGATCTGGCTTCTCGTACACCGCAACGTTGGGAGCAAGCGTGGTCTGTACGTAGCGATTGAAACCTTGTACTTTGAGCTCACGAGAAATACGGCGCTCTGCCAAGTTAATTAGCCGAGGCAGCTGGTCATACACGATCTGGTCATTATCGTGCGTAAACCCACGCTCAAGATACCTACGGAGGTCTTCTTGTAGTGAGTTAAAGGTCATGACGTAGCTCATTTGTGCTCCAAATAATCAGTTACTGATGCTGGTGCAGCACTCGCTAAGTGCTGAAATTATAACGTGTTTTTATTGCGTTGGCCAAGCATTTTGAAATGTTACGGCGTGCGAGGCCCACTGGTCAGCATCCCCTGCCACCTCGACAAGGCGCTCTGAACACTGGCCGAGTACGACACTGTGGGCATCAAGCGAGGCGGCACAGGCATCGAGATCGGCGGTGCTGGCTCGCACGGCAGTGGTGCTGGCGATGCGCAGCCCGTTACCGCTATCAGCAGCCCTAGTGCGATCAGCAGCAAGACTGACATTACGAGTCGCCGCAGCGTTCTGCGCTGCTGTGACCGCTGTCGTAGCTCGCTCAATCGCAGCCCGAGCACCCCGTTGTTGTTCGATGCGCTCATTTGCGTGCTCCAGTTTTGTATCCACAAGTATCTTGGCTTGGATATTCCAAGCAAGCGCGTAACCAGCAACGCCAGCAAGGGCGGCAGACACAGCAGCTGCGAGGGCGGTCAGGTTCATGCAGCCACCATAAGGGCGAAAAACATAAAAAACCAAAATCGCGGGTACTCGATAGCGATGACCAACAGCGCCATCACACTGACCGCAAACAGCACCGATCCACTGAATAGTGCTAGGTTCATGGTAGGTACACCACGAAAGCGATCAGGATGCCGACAGCGAGGACGGGGTAAATCAGTTCAATCACAGCACTTGCACCAGGTAAAGCGCCACCGCTATCAACCACACGGCACCAAGCAGCGCCACAGCAATGAGCTCGCTCTTCATACGCCTGCATCCCACCCCTTGGGGTTCAGTCGTGCGTGCTGGCCTGACCACGATGCGTCAGCCTCAAACGCAGTTAGGATGTCGTCCTGATCTTGGCTGTGGCGCTTCTGGATCAGAGCCAGTTCAACCGCGTGGATGGTGCGCAGTTGTTCAAGCTGTTCTGCCAGTGTGTGCGCAGCGCAGCGCTCTTTGGCTTCAGGGGTGATCTTGCTGTTGATGTGTCTCAAAGCTCGTTTCGCTTTCTGGTAGTCGGTATCGAGGTTCATTGGAGGCTCATACAGGTGTTGTAGCGCTCAAGCTGGCGCGTCCACACACCGTAGCAGCGCTTGTTTGGTTTGCCATTGATCAGGGCCGAGCAATCAAATTTGTCAGTGCCTTGGAACCTGTACGCAAGGTACGCCTTACACGACCCGGCGTAGTCACCAGCGTTTGCCAGACGCACCATGCTGGACTCACAGAGCCGACGGTTGCCGTACTGGTAGCCAAAGTTTTGCATCAGGTCGTACTCACCTTGATGCAGAGGTGCAGTGATGCAGCCGCGCATCTGCGCCTCCTGCTTTTGCACATAGGCCATCGTGCGCTGGAGGGCTTTGACCGGCGTAGTGGTGTCGCCCATCTGTACCGGCGTGCCATCCTCACGCTGCGTCATCCCGTAGCCAAGAGTCGGAACATCACCCTTGACCGGGATCACAGCGCTATCCGTGTACCCCTCATGCGCCACCAGTGCCACCAGTGCAGCGGCGCTCAGTGACAGACCAGCGATGACTTTGCGATCCATCAGTGCATCCGAAAATCTTTGAGCGCCACCCAGAAACCCAGTGCCGCAGCACCCAAGCCGAGGCCCCACTTGAGCGCGTTGCCCATCCAGCCAAACACGCGGAAAGCACCTTTTGCGGTGTCGAGGATGTCTTTAACCTCCTGCGTCACGGATGTGTTTTGCTGCAAGCCTGCGTCGATCCTGTCCATCCGATCATCAACAGCTTTTGACGACGATGCCATCGATCGCTCGATTTTTTCAATGTTTTGAGCCATGATCACGAGGTTGCCTTCGATGCGAGACATGCGGCTTGATCCGTCTGTCAGGCGGTCATAGACAAGGCCAAAACGCTCGTTCAGCTTGCGCTCTGACGCTGCGCAAACTTTGGTGTGATCCTCTTTCGTCATCGCAACTTCTGCGCGACGCTCAGGCCCGGTGTACTGATCTGGTGCGATGATTTCCATGCTTACGGCCCTACGGTTACAGCGCCTACGGGATAGGTCGTTGTTGGGTTGTACGACCCGCTGACGTTGTGCTGGTCTGTCGAATAGCTACCTGAGCCAAGGACACCAGTGCCAGAAAGCGTCGTGTAAATGTTGGCCTGCGGTACGCCGGGCGCTTGAATCTTGCCAGCGATGCCCACAAACGCCCCTGTGGTGGCGATGCTTGTCTGTGTGGCGTTGTTGCTGGCGTTGATCGACACATCAGCGTTTTTGCCGATGGCGTACCCCTGTATAAACCCAGGCACGATGATGCTTGCCCACTCCCTCACCTCATTGCGCGGAGCCTCGATATGTGGCGCTTGCTGCTGCCCGCCCATTGCCAGAGCCATTGCAGCGGCTACGGATGCCGCGCTGTCACCCTTGGCCGCGATGGTAGCCAGCGCGTTGTAGCGAGCGGCATCAGACTGTGATCGGCTTGCAGCCACAGACTGCTGTGCAGCCAGATAGCCCTCGTATCCGGGTGAGGCGCAGCCCGTGAGGGACAGCGCGGCAATGACAACAAGGTACCGCATGGTTAGCTCCTAAAAAACGCAACAGCGCACACGGCGACCACCGGCACGGCCAGATCAAACTTAGCATCAGCACTCCAGTTGGCGACTTTGAAACCCTCGTACCAAGGCATGCCGCCATCGCCACCAAACGAGGCGCGTTTGCCAAAATACTTGAGCCGGTCAGTCTCGTACTGCGTCACCTCGCGACCGAGGTAAAACGCAGCGCCGAAAGCAGCACCGGCCCACCAGTTGCCAGTGAGCAGGCCGATCACGGCTTGGGCTATCAGCGCAAGGACGGCATGGGTGATAGAAGATATGTTCATGCGCATCACGCCGCTAGGGTGGATATTGCTTTGAAGTTTGGTGAGCGGTAACTCACCGTAACCAGCGTGGCAGATGAAGCCATACTAGAACTGAGCGTAGCCACAGCACCTGATAGAGATATAATTCTTCGGTCAACACTGCTTAAGCTGACCCACATGCCTACAAACAGATTAGTTACGTCGCTAAAAGTTACTGTGGCTGACCCCGCAGTTGTTGTGGCAGTAACACCGGTTAAGGTCCCAGTAGTACCTGCATTTACGGCTATCCACCCGTATACCCCACTTGGTGCCAGAACGCTATTCAGAACTACAGCCCCTTCTCGAACAGTTCTAGCAGACAAGGTATCAGGGTCAGTTGCGCTTGTACCAATCACGTAGGCTCCAGAAGAAGAAGTAGTACTAGCGTTCCGGTTATCAATTTGGGGGTACGACAGGAAGTTGACATGCGTAGCTATTGACACAACCGAGGTTATGGCGGGCTGCGTGTTACCTGTGATAGAAATCATTTCGCCAAAGTACCCTTCATATAGCCGAATAGCTGGGGCGGTTCCGGTGGATATGTTGTTTGAAATGATGATATTATCGGCAGGGGCCTCTAAACTTGCCCCGCCTGTGAAGTATACGACCCCACCGTAGCATTCACTACAGACGTTATTGGACACGTTGATATTGGAGCGTTGCAGGGTATTTGTACTATACGTAAACCCAATACCAATACCATTAAAGTCATCTTCACCTGTTCCGCTTGAATACGCACTCACAGAGTTTCCTGTGATGCTAGCAGATTTAAGCACAAGGGAACCTATACCAATACCTTTGAGGTACGAGCTGATAGAATTACCAGTAACCGACAATGACTTGTAAATTCCAGATAACAGCATACCTACGCCGCCACTTTCGTAGTCAATTGCTGCAGGGTTGGAAACGTCAAAACGATTGGTAGCAATAATCGTGTTACCTGACACAGAAACATTTGCAGGCAGCGAATCGGATAGACCAGTTAAATCTGCTGGCTCTTCTAGTAGCCCATCGCTAATGCCCGCATCCGCAGTGTACGAAGTCAAGAAATTGCCAACTGCGGAGAAGTCCCAGCCGCCATTCAAAATGCCACCAGCGCCCCCACCTGTGTTACCCGACCAGACAACTTCAGAACATCCTTGGTGCGTCCGGTAAGGTGCTCGGTGGCTAGCTACAGCCGAGCAGCCTGACGTAGTTAACTGTGAGCTATACGTTGCATCTTGTAGGTGTCGTGCTCTATACGAAGTGCAGTTAAGTACACTGACAGACAAGCACTTATACGCAGTGAACCCACTGTAGCCAGATGCAACCCCTTCATCGTAATCAACCTCAGCAGGCATTCCGTCACAATTGCAGTCAGACACCCTGACGCTAGCGCTCCGAGCTGCAAAGACTGCGTAGCCCTGCAGGTTTTCAAAGTCACAGTCTTCAATTGACACATTTGAACATCGATTGATCTGTATGCCCTGAAGCCCTTCACCGTTGTCTATAGTAACGTCCGGGTCACTAGTCGAAACAAACTGCAGCCCTGTGATCTTGATGTTTTGTAGGGGTCTGGTAATATTGACGTTCAGGTTTCCATGGATATTGTACTCAATGCTGAACTTAGCTGGCATCGCCATAGTGACGGTTGATCCAGTGATCTTACGCACTACGTTGTGATCAAACTTAGCCATTGGGCCGAAGGCGCTCAGATACCAAATGTCGCCAGCCCCGTTTACCAACGATTCAAGCGGGCCAGATGACATGTGCATCAAATCACCGGCCTGAATGCCAGCTACGCTGGTGAGCGCAATGGTTTTGTCACCAGCCGTCAATGAAGCCGTCGCCGTGGTGGACAGTAAATCCTGCCCCTGGAACTTCAGAATTGCTTTGCCTGTCTCGTTGATACCGGACACTGTAATCGCGGTTCCATCCAGAATAGCGTTGCCGTACAGCTCAACCCCTCCAACCGTTGCCGTGATTGTGCTGTCCACATAGTAGGTGCCATCAGGGAACAGGACCCGCCTTGCACCACTGTTGATGGCTGCTGCGATGGCTACTACGTTTGCCGACATGACTTCATCTGACGAACCATTTGCCACAGCGCCAAAGTCAGTAACACTCACCGTCTCGCGGAGCTTGCCGTCAACGGTTCGTGAGATTGCACTGCTGGGTGTGTAGGAGTCAATCTGCACCGTCCCACTGGTTGCTGGTAGCGCTAATGCAGTGTGTGCTGCTGTATCTACCGGGGAAACAGATATAGAGCCACCAGATGGTGTTTTTAGTTTAAGCACACTCATTTTTATTTTCCTTATAGGCCATGCAAAAGTTCAACAATGTAGCTCTCTAAAACTATGGTTTCACTGGCTGAAACACCTGCTGCAGATAACTGCGCAGTAAGAGTTACATTTATTGTGTCTGTGGTATCTACCGACAGTACCGCTGCTGTTGTTGATACTCCACTTCCAGAAGTATTGCCAGCAATGCTTACCACCTGTGAAGTTAGCGAGTTTCTGTTTGCTATTTCCACCTGTACTTTTTGTTGTGTTGAGGCAGTATTACTAGATGAGGTTGCTTGATACCCTCCAAAACGCACTCTAGTTATTTTTGCGTTAGCGCTATTCGTGTAGCTCCAGTGCGCAGTTACCCGGATAATCCCATTTTTCCCCATGCGGGCTGGCGGAGTTGTAGTGTCTAAAAAGGTTACTGCTGCTAATGTAACCTCTGCGGTGCTTCCTGTATGAGAAACACTAACAGCCGACTTTCCTATAACTCTCCATGATTTATCCGGAGCACCTTGAATTTCATGCGCTGCTGCCCCTGCAAACGGCCGTTCAACATCTGTAAATAAGTTATTCCACTGGCGTACAGTACACAACCCGCCAGTAGCTGGTGATGCTACGCCGTAGTTGTATATACCGTGAGTAGTTACACCTGGAATACCGACAATTCTATTGTTGTATATGTTGGTATCGACATAAGAATCGTAACCTGGCTTAACACAAGACACAAGAAATGCGGATGTTGGTCCATAGATAGTATTGTCATGCACATCTATGTTTAAGCATGGATCCAAAGGTTGGTTAACGTCATCGTCAGAAATAAGGAAGCCGTATCCACGCCCGTTGATGTTCCCTATGTTGCTAAAGAACTTAATGCCGCTTACATTTTCAATAAATCCAACGTAAGCTGCGTCTGTGATGGTGTTTCCAAATACAGTACATCTTAATGACCCGTTTATTAAGCGAACTCCTGGGCCAATGATTGACGAACCTACCTGTATTCCGTGGCTATTAGATATAGAAACATCTTCAGACTTGTTCACCTCAAAGCAGCTCCCACTGGTTGCGGCTGCTCCAGCTGGGTTTTCAGCTGCTGTGTATGGGTTGATCTGCGAGTAGCAGTTTGTTATTGAAACCCTCTTTGAATTGGTTGCTGAGATGCCTTTTGTACCTGAATTAAGTACATGGACATTATCAATTACAACTTCTTCAGCCTTGCTTGCATATGACTCATTGCTTGTTTGTAGTGTTCTACCCCAAGAGTTTTGTAACACAAGGTTCTTATACACACTACGCTTTCCGCCGCTAGCTCCTATAACCAGACTCATCGTGCTATATAAATCTATGGAAGGTACTATTTCATCCCTATTCCCGTCAATAGTCATATCCTGTATAGAGCAATCTGTAGCCCCATCATCAGCCCTAATTGCAATGCTGAATGTAGTCATGCTTGGGTTTAGCTTTATCACTGAAATACCAGCCCCTTCACCGACCCACGATTGCCCACTTTTTTGTCTAAGGCATACTCCAGTTGCATCGAGCGCTGAAATTATGTATGTGCCTTTTGGGAATATTAGCCTACCGCCTACACCTGCAGCGGTAATAGCCAGCTTGATTTGTGCAGTGTCGTCATCTGTGCCATTCCCTGTTGCTCCAAAGTCCTTAACGCTCACGCTCTGCCGTAACTTTGCCTGCACCGTTGTTTCAACTGCGCCAGTTCCAGCGGGTATAAAGCTCATTCCAGAGCCATCATTCCGGATACGCTGAATCTCAGTCAATGTACCGTCATGCACGCCCTTGTAGATAACCAGATCACCTGTGCTCGAATCAGCCTCAAGTACGATGTTTTTGGATGCGGTGGCGTTGCTACCTACTTGGTGGCGTACTGCTTTGATTGCGCTCATTTGTTACCCTTAGACGATGGTCCATGTGGAGCCAGAAGGCACAACCACAGTGACACCGGATTCTATGGTTATAGGCCCCGCTGTCATTGCGTTCTTGCCCGTGGTGATTGTATAATCAGCAGTAACCGCCTGGTCATTTTCAAAGAATACTTGATCAGCATCCCCACCAGTTGCGCCCCCACCACCAACAGAAACTACGAACCCTGTAGCATTCTTGGTGTAGAGCTTTCTGTCAGCAGTGTTAATACCAAGCTCACCTTTTGCGATGTTGCCGGCTGAAGGAACAGCCCCTGCGGTGTCTGTTCGATAATGCTGTATTACCGTATACCCAGTTTGTGACATGATTAAATTCCTATAGGTTCATCTGGTCTGACAAACGGCAGCACAACTTGATCTTCCGCTCGAGGGGCAAGCCTGTATGGATCGTACTTGTCCATATCGTCCCTACACACCATAAGCGTAGGCAAGTTTGGATCTGGCTGTAAGTCCGCCAGCTTAAACTTACGAGCGCACCGCATACAAATGCCAATCCCGTATGTAGGCTGCCCTGTGGGGTCAATGTAGCGACTCATTTTGTATAACACCCAATACGTGGGGAGATGAACGTGGAAGACCCACTGTTGTCTCCGGCAAGTGCTAGCTGATACGCAATACCTGCTTTCTGCTCCAGCAGAGAGATAAGCGGGATGTCTACCATTGGGGTCTGTAGTGCTACCTTTGCGGCAAGGCTTGCAATGATACTTTCCATCCACCTTTGTGGCACTTCAATGCTTTGTTGCAGCGTACCAACGTCCATGATGTGGCGATGCCGCCAGACAACAAGTTGACATTGCGCAGCTGACAATGCGTCAGGCGCAGGCCACAGCTGCATGAGAGGAATCTCCCGATCACGCTGATACCAGTATGTCAACGGGCGACCTTCAAACACTTTGTTGCTCTGGGCAACGTAGGTGTCACGATTTAGCACGCCCATTGGAATTTCCTGGGGTAAGTTGCCTAGGACCACACTTGATGTTGCAAAGTTGCCGCTTACCCAGGTAATACGGAAGTACTGATGTGCTGCCGCGGGGGTGATGTCCACCCATACTTTGTCCCCAGCAACCGCGCTGGTAGCTTGCGTTCCCACTGTGTCCCAGGTTACACCGTTATCAGACACTTGAAATGTAAGCGCAAAAGCCGTAGTACCCCAAGTGATACCTACGGTGCTGACTGTAGCCCCAGACGTGCCAAAGTCCGCAGTCCAGGTGGTAGCAGTCTCTGTTGGGGTACTGTAGTCTACAGTCTGCAGGGTGCGCAGATTTGCGTTCAGCACATTGACGGTGCCAACATCAAGCGGGATAGTTGGCTGACCTTGAATGAACGGGTAAAGTTGCCGCTCAACACACCATGAGGGTGTCTTGACATTAGCAATTTCTGAAAGCACCAGGTATAGGGCATCACGAGCATAGTCGTGCATTTCAGACGTAATCGCCTGTGCTTGCAAACGACAACGCCTGAACGCGTTGTCTATGACCTTGAGCGTGTCAAAGGTCGTTGTGCTAACTGTGCCCGAGACTGCCATGTAGACTCCAAACTGGTGTTTCTGCCGGTTTGGTCTTGCTGCTACAGCAGACCCGCATCAGCGTAAATTATAACGTCATTTCATCGCTTTGGTGCCGCATTTTTCCGTCACTTTCCCGCCAGCTTTGAGCTTGGTGAGGGGTTGGCCTGGGTGCATTGACTTCTCATGCTTTGCCACGGCTTTTTTAGTGGTCTCCGGCACCGCACCACCTTTGCTGAAGGTAAACTCTTTAACGTATGTACAACCCATGATGGTTCTCCTTAGACGGCTTCGCCCCATTCAATCACTACACTGCTTAACCCAGTAGCCACTGTATTTGTAACCACAAGGTAATCCCCGCGTACCATTGCAAAATCAATACGATTTTGGAATGGGTTATTTAACGCAAGAAACCCATTTGCAGCTAGCGGCACAGCTGTCACAAGAACTAGCTTTGCTGGAGTTACAGCAGTTGCGCTTACAGCCCCAGCTATGGAGTCAGGCGAATCTGTTTGAGTAAACGACCCATTGCCCCGTGTCACAAAAGTTGCGCCTGTAATTGCAGTTGGGTCACGCGTGACCCACACTTTAAAGATAGACTTTTTGTCACAGTTAAACGAAATACGAGATAGCTCGAGCATCCGTGTATTAGTTTTACTGTTAATCGTCGAGGGGTTTAGAATACAAATAACCGGAACATCTGTGCCGTTTACTGTTTTTTCTGCATACGATGACGCATACTGCAGCCTATCGTCATTGCCATTCTCACTGGAAATATCTACACAGCCTATAAGCATTTCCACGTCTCCTGCAATGCGTGCTGCACTGAAGAACGCAGGCATTGCTGGATCGGAAATGCTAAGTGCTGTTAAGGTGCCAAGGTTCGCAAATACATGCACCCGGACTAAATTGATGTAGAATACGTAGTTACCAACTCCGCGCCATTGGTACTGAATGTCATAGACATTGCCCTTCTGCACATCAAACCCGGAAACCACGGAAGTGTCAATTTCCGCGCGCTTAGTAACAACGCCTAACGATTTAAGACAAGCATAAAGCTTACCGTCCGCTGCAAGCTCAAAGTACACGCCGTTTAGTCCGGTAGACAGCCCCCACTGTCTAACCCCAGAAGCTTCCTTGTTAGGACACCAAAGAGCTGTGCTGTATAAGACTCCCCGGTTAGGCTGATACCTAGGCGTGTAGCGGGATTCTAATGTAGCGGCCGGGATTGCGGCAGTAGCTTGAACTTTTGCTGCGCCGTCTACTGAAGTAATTACTGTGCTTGTGTACGTCTGCGTTGTGTCATGGTACATAAACCACTGGCTACTTGGGATGTCAAAAGTAAAAAGCCCATGAAAAGCTGAATGAGGGATAGAAACTTTAGGCACGCCCCACGCGTCTGCTTGTAGCTGCCCAAAGCCCGCCTCTGTGGTAGGAACGTAACTTACACCGCCTGAAGTCATGGCCTAGCCCAGCTTAGCACGCAGGTCGGCCAAGACTTTTTCAGCAATCAACCGACGGGCTTCAAGTTCAGCTAGCACTGCCTCACCTGCAGCTACCTTAGCTGTAATGTCCGCGTCTGCTTTGGCAATGCGCACAGCAGCGTCTTTTTCAACAGCGGCTGCATCAGACCTAGCCTTAGCAGCTCGCGCCTTATGCGCAGCAATGTCTACATCCGCAGCTTTCTTGGCATCTGCAATATCCTTCTGTGCCTGCCCTTTTGCTGCGAGCACCTCAGTAGCAACATTTGCTTTCTGCGCTTGAACTGCATCAAGCTCATCTCGAATCTTATTCAAAGCTTCAGTAGCACAACCCGCCGCATCTTCACATTGCTTGTTTAGTTCCTGCAGGCGTGCTTCCATGATAGCCAAATTGCGATTCAGATCATTCTCGCGTTCAAGCGAATTGATAACTGCAGGGAGCGAGGCAACCACTGGTCCCCACAAGTCCAGAAATTTCTGGAGTTCTTTTGGATTTGCCATGGTGGTTCCTTAAGCAATAATACCAGCTTGCAGCACGTTCATAGTGGCAGTGCCAGACGTATACGGGTCAACATTCAGCCGGATAGCCGACACGGGATAAGCATAGTTACCGTCAGACGAGGCGGTCTTAGACGTCAGTGTAGCGTGATCATACCACGTAGCAGTGGCTGGGTTAAACCCGGCTGCAAACACGTTATCAAACGTGTGCTGGACTTTGTAGGTGAGCGAGGCCCCTGCACTAAGCGCCACCCCAATCGATACATTAAACGGGCTAATGTACTGATCGAGGGGGATCACTGCAGACGTTGTCGCTGACCCAACCGAAACTCGGATTGGTCGCATGTACTACTCCTTAGGTCGCTGCGGATGTGATGCTAGCTTTCAGCGTAGAGCTTGCGGTGACGTACCAGTATGTCCCGTTAGAAACCACATCTACGCGGTCACCGGCTACTGCGCTGTTATGCACCAAGGTGATGACGTCAGCATCAGCAATGGCTGAACCGCCGCCAGTTGCTGTAACGCTGTGGGTACCTGACATAATGTTTGCGCCAGCATTGGTTCCAATGGTGTAACCGTTGCTGGTGGGTGCAGTAATCACAACAAACGAGAAGTGCAAGCCGGAAGAGGGCGCTGGGAGTGTAGAGGCAAAACCTGCCGCGGCTGAGAGGAAGTAGGTGGTGCCTGATTCCGCTGCGGTAATGACGTTTGTGGAAGTTACCGTTTCAACAAGCGCTCGGCCCGTTACGGTTCCGGTGATGTCGCCCTCAAAGCCATTGTTAGACTTTACAGGGCCAGAGAAAGTAGTGCGTGCCATGATGCTTCCTTACATGCAAGTTGAGTACTACTGTCTGCATGTCGTCAGCCGGGGTGCGGCTGTCAGTAGTACCGAGATAACCCCACAAAGTCCTCAGGCGCGTAACACCGGAGGACTTTAGGAGATTACTCCTTAGACGCCTGCGGTGCCGTAGAAGCCACGTGGGTCAGTCCAGCCCACTGCGTAACGCTCAGTGGCCTTGTAGCGCATTGAGTCAGTCTCAAAGTCACCTTCCATGCTCTTGTCGAGCGAACGGCGCATCAAGAGTTTCAAGCCCTCGCTGGCGTCAGTCTGGATGCCCCACATGGTGGTGGAGGTGATACGCGACAGGTTAGCTTGACCGCCATCCAACAAGCCCATGGACTTGACAGGATTGATGTCGTTGTCAGCAGAACCAGTACGCAGGACAGACTTCAGCAGCACTTCAGCTTGAAACACGTTAGAAGGACCTGTGACGATCTTCTTGGGTGTCAGGCGGATACGCTTGCCGTTGTTGTCAACTGCGTTGCGGATCTGGATGAGCAACTGCTCAAGTGAGGTCTGCGACAGGGCGGCAGCAGTGCTCAGCACGTTGGAGAACGTACCGCTCACGATCGGGTGACTGGCCGAGCACAATTCCACACCGTCACCACCCTTGTACGAGCTGTTGAAAGCACGATTCAAGATATTGGCACAGAGTGTTTCCTTTGTCTCAATCAGCGACTGCGCCAAGTGCTTGGCATAGGTCTGGCCGATACGAATGTGGTCACCGTCTTCAACCAAGACCTTCGTCAAAGCAAATGCTAAGCCGTAGACCTTGTACAGATAGCGCTGCTGGAATAGCACGCCACCGGACTGATAAGTGACCGCCATGCCGTCAGGCAGCTCAGGCGCAGCACCGAAGCCATAGAGCACAGGCTCTTCATGGTAAGTGCGAGCGATACCCTTCTGCTCATTGAAGACTTGCTTCCACTCATCTGCACGTTGGTCGTACACCCCATCAAACACCTCATTGAGAATCGGCTCAACTACCGCACGGAAGTCCGTAGAACGCATTGGAGTTGCCATTACACACCTACCTTATTGCTGAAAGCAATTTGAGATTGAGCGATCGTCACTTGCACAACCGTGTAAGTGTCACCAGGAGCATTATCCACGCCACCAGCAAAGCCGATGATGCGGAACTGCGATTGGGTCGTGCCGTTAGGCGCGGCCAGCGTGGTGCTCGCCAAACCAGTAGAGGTAGAACCAGACAGCGTAGAGACGTTGGCTTCTTCACCAATGTTGGCTTGCGTCACAGAACCTACGTTCTGAACTTCAAACACGGTGTTGTAGTCGTCAATGACCCATGCAACGATTTCAGTTGCGGTTGTCGATGCAGGCCAGAAGTTGGACACGGTGGGCTTGCCCGTCGAGTCTTTGTATTCGCAGCCAACAAAGATGCCGAGCAAATCGCCAGTGGTGCCAGCATTGGTAATAGTGCCAGCGGTGCCTTCCAGCATGACGGGGTTACCCGAGTAAATTGCGGTGGCATAACCAGTCGCAATGGTGTACTTCCGCGGACGAATAACCCCAGATGGGTTATAAGCCGCACGGAAGCCAAAAGGTGCGGAAACGGTAGACATTTAGTCGTACTCCTAAAATGGACTTAAACCAGCTCAAATTGAGCCGAACGTTTTTGCCCCAACTCGGAATTACCATCTCCAATCATCACATTTGACCCGTGTGCACGAGCTTGCTGCGCCATGAAGTCTGCTGTGTCCGTCAATTTCTCTTCTTCACGCAATGGAGCATCATGATGTGCTTCACGCATGTAGGCCAGATACAGACTTTGCGGCAGCTTAAACGCAAGCATCTCATTCACACCGATGAACCCTTGCCACTCACCAGTTTTGATGGAGGCATATTCCCAGCCAGGAACGTCTTCTGGCTTAATAGGTTCGTAACCCAAACGCAACCGCGCTTGAATAGAATCCCGAGGATTGGTAGTTGTAAGCCAGCACGTATGCCAGCCAGGCAACTTAGGTAAATCCGGCAGAGCGGATTGAAATAACTGTTGGCGGAACATTTCAACCCGCTCAGCTTCGGAGACAGCACGATCTTCAGTAACTGGTCGATCAGTTGCTGCGCGGCTCTCACGAATATCAGCAGATTTTTTTAGGCGTTCGTCGGACATTTTTCTCGCTCCTTTCAGCGATTGGGCTAATTATAACAATAAATTGGGAAATTAAGCACGATTGTTTCGGTCATACTCTGAGTAACGTTTGACGTATTTCATGCGAAGTACAGGATCATCCCAGACGCCTGCTTCCACAAGTGCAGCTTTACGCTCAGGACTGATGTAAACTTCTTTGCGGGTGGACGTAGGTGCGTGCTCACGGCCAGATCCCATAGCTGGGCCACCACGTGGGGCTCGTTCGTCGCTGACAGTTTTAAATTTTTCGGGCAAGCGGCGTGCTGCACGTTTTCGTAATTCAGCCCAGTATTCCTCCGTATTCGGCTTAAAGCCATCACGGACCAAAGTCTGGTCAATTGCAAGCACAACGGCCGATTCTTCGTCCCGGCCTTGCGGATCATACCAAGAATTCTCTTTGACAAATTCCTTAGCATAGTGTAAGGTAATATCGTCCATGCCTTGCTGTCGAGGCTGCGGAGCTTGCTGCGCAGCACGTTCTTTCAGGGCTTTCAGCTGCTGGGCCTTTGCCATTGCCTGATCACGATAGCGCATAGCCTGCGTAACGTCGTCGCCATTACCGGCAGCAACTGCCTTAGCAATAACCTTCTCAGCCATATCAAACTCGTTGAGCGCTTCACGGAGTTGCCCATCTACGTTGTTAATATCAGCCGTATGCTGGCGTTGCTCAAGCGCTGAGAACCTCCGTTCGAGCTCAGCATTGCGCTTACTCAGAAAATCAAGTTCGAGCTTGTCCCGCTGAATAGCTTTGTCACGACGCTCTTTGCGCTCAATCTTTTCCAGCCGCCGCCTTTCACGAATTGCTTCGCGCTCCTTATCGTCTGGGTCATCAGGATTTACGTCTTGTTCAGTCGTTTCCGGATGCTCATCTTCATCGTCGTCATCTTCAGCCTTAACCACAGGCTCAGGTTTTTTCTCCACAACGACCAGTTCTTCAGCAGGTTGCTTAACATCTTCATCCTCTGTCATTACTTGGGGCTTTGCCATGATATGTCCTTAGAAAAACGCTTTGATAGCAAGGGGGTCCGTGGTAACAATGCCAAGAACATCCATGTCATTGATAAGCATGTAGTAGCACTTCTGCCCATCAGGAAGTTCTGTGGTCCAACGGTCACCACCATACTTAGGCGCCCGAACAAAGTCACCTTCTTGACACCAGGCACCTTCGGGCCAAGGCTCCATATTATTCCGGTTTTTGAAGGCAAGGGACCCAACAGCAAGGACTTTAGCTACTTGTGTGTTCCACATTTGGGTGTCTTGGTCATTGACACTCAGAATAATCCCGCCTTTAGAACGGGCTTCTGGTGAACGGACTTGGACCAAAACGCGAGAACCCAAGGGCTTAATACCAGGGTCACCTACTGGAAATGCGTTTTCTAAAGCTGACATATCTGCTCCTTTCAGCAGTGCGGGGTACCTCAACCAGCCAACAGCGGCTAGTTTAGAGATCTTTTGAGTTCTCTTCGTCTACGGCCTTTAGCAATATAGCAATGGCGTGCTCAAGACCGGCCACAAATCCAACGCGGCTTCCAAAGTCAAACAGACCTTTATCGCCAGGATTGCGGAGCGCGTTAACTGAGTACTTAACCTGCTCCTCTTTGAGTCGGTTAAGCAGGTATTGCTCTGTCATGCAGGCGTTTTGGGGTTGGTAGGAACGGGTTGATTGACAGGCTTACCGGTAGCCAATTTATAGTGCTGACGAGTTGCGTTTTCAGTTGCCATTTGGTGCTCCTAAGGTTAATTACTTTTGAGAGCTTTACGCTTAACCCAGGCTGCTCTCATGTTAGCCCGTGTTTCTTCCGAAACAAACTTGTTCTTTTGTGCAGCTGCACTTTTTGCAATGGCTTCTGGCGAGCGTACTTTTCCAAGGTTTATCTGGCGCATACGCTCACGATTTTCAGGCAACTGCATATGTGCTTTTGTTCTAGCACTTTGCGCAGCACGCTCTTCAGGATTACCCCAGCGCTTTACTGCTGCAGCAACCATTTTAGCCCGATGCGTGTCATCCTGCCATTTTTCTTTTTGTATTGTGCCAAGCTTGTCTGTGTATGCTGTATCTTTGCAGCGTTCAAGTGCCAGTTCTTGGAAATGTTTACGTAACGCAGGGTCTTGCATTTGTGCTGCTACACGCGCACGATTTGCGGCAATATTTTCAGGAGTATGCCGGTAACCTGCGGCACCCTCACCGCCATGCGTCATATTTGTAAGTGCAACGCCCATGTCTTTAAAACAAAGGATTAGGAATTTTTCATGCTCGAAAGCTTCAATCTCAGACAAACCAGTCATTGCAAAATGAACAGTATGCCCGTGCTTTGCAACAATGTTTTTCCAGTGAGGATTACGGTACACGTCATGGGCTCTACGCCCTTGGCCTTTACCTACGTAAAACACTGCCCCGGTGTCATTGCGCGTATGGAAGTATGTATAGAAAGCGTTCATTAACGTGGTCCGGGGTTAATACCGGTTCCGGTACTTAAATTAGACTTTTCGCCACTCCGAATTTCTGCTGCCACAATCCGCATAGCAACATCATTGTCTTCGCGATTCATTGCGTAACGGGACTGAATTTCAGCCATTTTACGCTGATTTTCAGCCTCTTGGCGCATCATTTCACGCTGCATGTCAGTTTGGGCCTTTTGCTGGGCCATTTGAGAATCAAACTGTGGTTTCTGCTGCAATTTTGCCTGCTCAAGCTGAAGCTTAGCTTGGTCGATCTGTGCGCGTTGCCCAGCAAGCTTCTCTTGTAACTGCGCATTAAGCTGGGCCACAGCCATGGACGGATCTGCTGCAGCTGACGGCGGTGCGTATTTCTGGGCTTCTTGCGCAATTTGTGGAAGCAACTGCACAAAGCTACCAAGTTCCTGCTCAATCATCTGCTGAACTTGCATAATAACTTGCACTTCCTCATGGGAGTCGTCTGTGATCAGCTGCTTCTCTGTAGCTAGCTTCATACCCCGCAGGGACTCTACCATATAGTAGCTTAATAAATGGTCACGTAGATGCTGCACCATAGGCGGGAGGTACGTCCGGGCAATCACAGGATTCATGCCAAACAGTGGGGACTGTAAGAAGGCCATGTGTGCTTTGAGGTGTGGTATGTGATCTTGCTTGGGGAGCACATAAACGGGGCGACCCATTGCGGCAGCAACATTCTCGCTAACAGGATCAACGTCGTCTTCACCAACTTTGGGATTAAGGACATCATCAGGGAGCTTTAAACTCCGCAAGAACATCTCCTCAACCTTACGCTGATTATACATCTGCGGGAGCAGCGCTGCACGTTGGATAACTGCTTGGATCTGTGCAAAACGCTGCGTCTCGCTAAAGACAGCAGGATCTGAGACGGGGATGACGTCCATTGGGCCGTCAAAGTCTGACGGTTGGATGTTTAGCCCAGAACCTTGCGCTGCAATGTCTTCTGCAGTTAGGTACGCAGAATTGATACGATGCAGGATCTTAAAGACCCGGCTCATAGAATTATGCATCCGTGCATGGATAGAGCTGAACACTACCATGCCTTGCTCAATGAGCGCAAGCGTAGTACCTACAGGAGCATTTGGATTCTGGTCAGACAGCTTCTCAAAACTTGTCTGGACTACGCCTTTACCTGCATCAACCAAAAAGCCTAGGAGCTGGAATAGCACGCCGCTAGGCCCATTGAAGGGGACAGCCATTACCATCTTGCGGATGTCGTCAACAAGCGATCCGCCGTCAATCTCAGCAACTTCCGTCGGCTGCAAGCTAAGATTCTGCCCGTCAGGACCGCCCTTCAGTTTAAGCAAGGTGGGCATGTTCTGAATATGGGCGCTATCCAGCAGTGCACGTAGCGCGCCAGTAGCGGAACCAGACAACCCACCAATCATGTGTGTAAGACCGATGGGATACGCACCGCGCCAAGGCACAAAGGGGAACTCTACAATCCACTCAAGCTCGTTATACTGGGTATCACCTTCATCCCAATTGCGATACAAGCTAAGCGCTTTGCCTGTAGTTTTATCAATAGAGATAATATACGGGCAGACGTTTTCGCCTTCAAGATCTAGGAATGTATAAACCTCAAAAATTGTACGGAGTCCGTCTTCATTGAAAGAGCTTTCCTCGCGACCTTCAATCTTGTCGTTGGCCGTACTTGCTTTACTGTACTCGGGCATCGCTGCCGTTGGGGCTAGGTCCACGTCGATATACATGCCAGACTTAACACGCCGGTCGTACTCATAGCGCGTCAGGTACTGGACATGCGTGCGCCGTTCTGCAGAGTAGAAGTTAGTTGCCGCAAATGGCAAATAGATGTCATCAATAGGAATAAACTCAAACCCAGGCCGCCTATACTGCGGATTCCACATAGCTTTGAAGTACTGTGCACCGCCCAAAGGCACTTGTGTAGTCAGCTGCTCTAGTTCGCCACGAAACTCGGGAACCTGCTCAGTAAGCTGCCAGTTCATATAGGCCGCCTTACGCTCAGCCTTTTCCATCTTGTCTTTTTCTTTTGTGCCAAGCACTTTAGTCTTGACGGGGCCGTTAGGCGGGAAGATCTCTTTCATCACCCGCGCGCTAAAGTCCACGCAGGCTTCAACTAGCATTGGGTGCACAGCTTTGTTAGCGCCTGAGAACTGCGCACCGCCAGGTGCATCATCGCCTAAGCCTGTGCGACGTAAGCCTTCTTCGTAAAGCTTATCCCGCTTAGCTCGTGCTTCCTTATCCCGCTCGATCTTGTCTAACAGATCTGTCACAGCAAGGTTCAGCTCCTTCTGGTCAACTTCATCAACAATGTTGGCAAAGTGCTTAAGATTAGCTGCGTTGTCCTTAGCATCTTCCATACGGATGACTGCCGACCCATCCTCATTCTCAATGACCTCGGACTCTGGGCTCTCCGGAAGCCCGATGGTCTCGCCTTCTAGGGCTTCGTGCAGCAAGTCATCGTTTTCTGTTTTCATTGCATTTCCAATTCTTCAAGTAGTTGAGCAGCACGTGCGCCAATAGCTGCAGGGTCGTACTTGTGTACTAGGCCGCCTTGTGCGTAGCCATTTTCGTCTTTACCACTAGTTTTCCAGGCATTAAATTCGTCTTCAGTAAGATACTTCCCAGGAGTATACGGATGTTCGTATAACCCCGCATTCTCCAGATCATCCACAGCACTCCACTTACCAGAGCGGACAAAATCCTGCACGTAGGGTAGATGCTCAGCCCGTGGTGCGTTGTTACGGTAGCTCTTGATTTGGACGATGCGAGAAGCTGCTTCAGATTCTGGATATAGCTTAGTGGCTTGCCCAAGAGCTTTTTCCTCAGACATCCCTTCACCTAACAAGCGCCGGACTAAGAACCCGATTTGAGCTTCTCTTTTTTCCGGAG